TCCTGATCCTACCGTAGTTATTGCAATACTGTTAACAACTAAATTAGCTTCAAATATATAATCGCCAGCAGAAAAAGTTCCATTTGCTGCAAAAGGCATACCAGAATTAGCAATATTATTAATACCTATACTTGTATCAATAGTAACAGAATCTACAAATCCAATTCCTGAATTTGAGCCATTAACATGTACATTAGAAGTTGGTACTGGATTTTGAGCTGTATTATTAGCTCCAATAATATCTGTAAATAAAGATAATGTTTCTTGAGTACCTAGAGAGCCTACTTCAAAATCACCTCCAATTCCTGAACCTGTATTTGCTACGTTTGCATATGTATTACTTGTTGTACCTACTACAAAAGTATGATTACCTTTATAAAAAGGTTTATTATTAGCATTTAAACCGATTACGTTAGCTGTTTCTCTAACTTCTCTTCCTATAAATTCACCAGTTGCAGTTGCATTAACTACTGTATCAATAGCTACGTTTGTTGCAACATTATCTGAATAAAGTAGATCTGCTTGAGCGAAATCACCATTATGAGTAATAATAGTAATAACATTTCCAGTTCCAGTAGCAACCCAATAACCGTTTGCTACTTCACTACCGCCTGTATTAATACCTCTAATAATATTACCCGAATTAGCAAAACTTATAAAATCGACGTTACCTGAAGTCCATGAAACATTAGCAAGAGGTTGCTTTACTGTTTCAAATAAAAAGAAATCTTCTATTTCTGAATTAGAATTAGATGTATTAGCTACTACTAAAGTAGCATTTGAAGATAATGATCTTGTAAAGTTATTTGATATAGTATAACCATATCCTCCATTAGCTAATTCATAATTGACTTTACCTGTAGCATCTACTACTGAGGTTATTCTTGCTCTTCCATCTTTACCAGTTGATGATATAACATTAAACGTATCACCAACACTGAATAATCTTCCCCCATTAGTAATACTAATATTAGTTAATGAGCCTACCATTTTAGGAGCATTCTCTATAAGACCATCGTCACTAATAAATTCACCTGTTTGGAAATTACCAACAACGTTAGATAAGAAAGCTAATGTTACTCTTTTACCGTTTATTACTTTAGTAATTACTGACTCAACAAATGCAGTAGCTGCTGAACTTGAACCTATTACCTCATTACCGATAAAATTTTTAGTTCTTTCTGATGGTGATAGTTCTAAATATGATGGTTTATTAAATGAGCTTTGAGATGGTATTAAAACTCTTGAACTCGGTAAAAATACTTCTATCTCTTGTCCAAAAAGCATTCTTATTAATAATTCAATAGAGCGAATACTTCCTTTTGATTGATAGATATCGCTTATGTGCTTTATCATGAATCTTTCATCAGATTCAGAATTTAATTGAGTGCCTTGTAAAAAAGTATTTTTAAAATGAATTATAAAATCAGATATTGTGGAATCAATATCTCTATTATCTTTTAGCTCTCTTAGAACTTTATTAGTTTGATCGCTTGTTTCTAACCATTCATAATAAGCCAAGATAAATTGTACAATCTCACTATTAGATTCCTTGAAAATATCAGGAAATTGATTTTCAATAAAATTTGAAATATACTCAGGCGTGCTGGGCATTATAATCTCTCTTGATTAACGTTTAATATAATATCTTCTGAATTAAGCTGTAAAATTGTTGCCTGTTTAGATGTTATATCTTTATTTTTTACTCTGGCAAATACTTTAAGAATACCACCACTAAATGCTGGAATTAAAATAGAATTTATTTCAACTTTACCAGTTGTATAATTTACTGATCCAGCATCAGATAATAGTTCAACGAATTTATTTGCTGTATCTAATTTTACAACTTTTAGAATACCGCTTCCATTATCAATTAAAAAGGCATTACTATCTGTACCATAAGTAAATAAAGATGATTCCACTGCAGGAAGATATAATCTTCTTTCTGAATTAGTATTAAATAAATCATCCGCTTCTAATTCATTATCAAACAATAATTCGTATGATGATGCTGTTGTTGAACTTGGTGTGAGCTTTTTAAATATTCTATTTCTAAGTTGAGAAGATATAATACTAGTATCAGAGTTATCAATACCTGCTAAGGCTTTTGAATGTCTATAGGTAGATTCAAAACTATTAATATTATTATTAGCATAAGTTAATAAAGCTGATTGTGCTTTTGACTGTATAGTTGCAGCTGTTTGAGTTGTAACAGATATATTATAAGCAATATCTCCTACTACTTCAATAAAAGTAAACTCGGGTTGAACTACTTCTACATCGATACCTAAAGGTGTTCTTTTACTAAAAAAGTCTGATATAGATTTTTTAGCTGATGCTGGTACACCATCTGCATCTTTCATATCAACAGCTAAAATAACTTTACCATATCTTGGTGTTGCTAATTCTTCACCTCCAAAGGCTAAAACGTTTTGAATATTAGGAAATTCTCTTTTTGCTAAAATTTCATAGTCATTAGAAGTAACTGCTCTTTCTTGAACTTGAAATGATTTAGGAGCATTTATTCTTATGCTTTCAATATCTTCTGGTTCAGCACCACCTATAGAATTTATTACCGTAGTTACAAGTACATTACCATAGCCATCTATATTTGAAGCGGAACTAAATACTTTACCATTATCACCTTCTTTTTTACTTGATACTCTATACTTGGCTTTAATTATATTACCAATTTGAGGTTTCTTACCAAAAACTCCATCACCAAATGTAATTCTATAAAGATTATCTTTTGCAGGTTCTATAAAATAACTATTTGAACTATCAGTTAAACCAAATAATGTATCAGCTTTTGACCATATACTATTAATTGAACTAGTATTAGAAATTCTTATATTTACTTCTAAATGATCTATATCAATATCTTGATTTGAAAGATCAGCTACAAAATTATTAGCAGTAGTTACTGTAAAAAATTCTTCAATAACTTGACCTTCATATAATTCTATATTATTAATAACCCAGGTAGCATCACCGTTAGCATCTTCAGATTTTGTAATAATATGATCACTTTGTGTTGAAAAGGTTTTAGTAGCTCCTGCTATAGTGGTAGTAAATTTATGCCACTTAGGAATTGTAACTGTTCCTGGATTATCAGTTGGAATAACTTTTACATTAACAGTTGCTTTTGAACTAGATGCAGACCTTGGAAGATAGTTTAATTCTTTAGCATGAGAAATAATACTATCTCTTATTTGAGCTGTATCAAGAAACATCTCATTAGCTATCATATTAGCATAAAAATTATTTAAATATGTATTATAAGCTAGAACATCTAAAAGAGTGTTCATATTTGAGCCTAAAAAATTATAGTCCTTAATATTATTTTGTGAACTTAAATAATTTTGTAGATTACCTTTTATAGTTTGAAAATCTAAATCTACTACTGAAGTTGCTGTGTTTGCCATTACCTTACCCTACTTAATACTGTTGAAAATGATCTTATTCCATCTATGTTAATAGCTCTATATTCTATATAAACATTTAAACTATGCCTATCAATATCGTTTTCAACTATTACATCTATTATTTGACATCTTGGTTCATAATTTTCTATTACTTCAAAAACAGCTTCTTTTAAATTATAAGAAGTCTGTGGAGTAGCTAATTCAAATAATAAACTTCTTATATTACTACCTACAGTTGGCTGAAAGAGACGCTCATAAAAATTAGTTTGTAATAAATTTTTTATAGACTGCTCTATTGCTGCTTCGTTAGTACTAACCATGACATCATCTGTAGCTGGATTTACAGCAAGATCAGATCTAAGATCCGAATAAAAAACTTTAGTTGTTTTTGTACTTATAGCCATATTTTTATTTATCTTACATGAGGTATAAGGGATTTTATTTTTTCTTTAGCCTCATCTCTTTCCTTTTTTGCTTCATCCCATTTAGTTTTAATGTTAACTATTTTATCTTGTGATTTTTTTTCTTCTTTAGCTTCAGGTAAATTATTAGCTGCTTCTTGTTCAGCCGCGACAGAAGGAATAACAACATCTTCTGTTTCATCTGGTAGCGGCTCTTCTACAGCTGTAATAGGAATACCTTTTTCTATTACTTTGCCATCTTCCTTTACTAAATCTTTTACTTTCTTACATAAATTATCTTTATCTATTTTACCACTTAAAATATCTGCTTTTAACTGTTCTATTTCTTCTACAGATAAATCAGGAAATTTTTCTTGTAAACTATCTAAATTTTTTAATGCTTGAGCTTTAACAGCTGGGTCACTACTATTAATTTTATCTAATATTGATGTAACTTCTAATTGAAGACTTATTTCCGGTAAATTTAATTCAGGTAATTTTAAGTCAGGTAAGGTAAAGTCACCAAAGTCAGGTAAATCAATTTCTGGAAGCATACCTTTAGCGCCTTCAATTAACTTTGAAAGTTTTTCATCCATAGCAGCTGCAGCGCCATTTAAGTCATCTGCAAACCCTTCAACAGCATCTTTTACATTATCAATTCCCTCTTGAGCTTCAGCTGCAAGTTTCTGAAGTTTTAATAAACCTTTTCCTGGACCACAAGCCATTTATTAAGTTCCTCCTGTAGGTGGATTAGTCTGCTTATTATCTGGACCGTCTCCATCAGGTGCTGTACCACCAGTTTGTAAATGAGTATGAGTATGCAGAGTAACATTTGTATCAGTAATATTACCTGATACAACGTCAATAGATCCTGTATTATAATCTAATGTACCTGTAGTTGCATCAATGTCTTGTGTATCAGCTGTAATAGTCTGAGTTACACCAACATTAATTAGCTGATTAGCAGATGTTTGAATTTTTTGATCACCGGTTGATATAATATTTAATTTCTCATTCGCATTAAGATTAAATGTTTTACTAGTAAATTGAGTAAGTACATCTCTTGATGTAAGAGAGAAAGTTTTAGCATAAAAATGTTCAGAGGCACCTAATATATCTCTTTTCTCTATGCCTGTAATATTAACTTCATTATCACCTCTTGTAATAGTAGATGAAAGTTTTGTAGTATCAATGTTATGTTTTTCAATTAAAATAGAATTATTACCTTTTACAACAGTTCCTCTATCAGAGGTAATTTCTGTAGTATGATTACCACCAATATAATCTACTTTATTTTTCTTTACGTAAGTATAATGGTGCCCTTCAATTCTTTCTATTTTATTTCCCTTAACAGATAAATTTACATCACCGTCAACAGTTATATTTAAGTTACCACCTGATATTAAAACATTTTTGCCTTTAGCACTAATTTCATAATCTTTACCTACTATCTTTTGAACTCTAGTTCCATCAGGTTGTATTTCTTCAAATGATCCTGATTTGTGATATTTGTGTATTCTCTCACCACCAGGCGTATCATCTATTTCAAAAACAGTACCCATTTCAGATTCAAATACATGATTAAGAGGATATTCAGATGGATATGGATCAGCATCTTTATCTATACCTCTTGGATCAGGTTCACTCCATTTTTTATTTTCATAATCAACTCCAGGGGTCCCGTCTGGTTTATCAAAAGATGTTTTAAAAGGAATGCAATAGGGACATCTTTAGTTTTTGAAGCTCTTTTTTTCTTTAGAGTAACATGCTCTTCTGCTTTCTTTCCTCGTGCTAGATAACTATTATCAGGATCACCAATTTCATGTAAACCTTCAATGTTACGAGGATAAGTTAAATTAGGATCATTAAAAGCAGTATTAGCTTGAGGTTCTTCTCCTGGTATACCAGGAATTGCTCCTAATACCATTGGTTTTTGGTAAAAGCCTTCATCAATAAAAAATCCTATTACCCAGGCACCTTCAACTAATCCTGAAATAGGTCCACCAACTCCTGAAACACCTGGTGATGAAGGTGGTAATATAACAGTAGCCCAAGGTAACTCTTCAGTAGATATATCTGATAA